TCAACAGCTGGTTTTTCCGACTGTTGGCTAAATCCTAGCGTACTCTTTCGTCTCATTCGACCATATTCACGTGATTGTGTAATATAGCCGAACTTTACTAGCCTTTTACAGCTAGCTCCAAATGCGTCTCTCTTTACTCTGCAAAGCTCCATTAGCTCTTCAGAACGCTTCCAACATCCCTTTTCGCCAAAACTTGCTATTTCAGCGTAAAGGATTTTATCAACAGCAGTTAGTCTTTCGTCTAACAATAGCTCTCTCGGTAACCAAACGCCTGTAAACTGACGCTTCGGCTCGATTATCTGTTGTTTGTCAAAATCATACATTGTCAGCTCTCCATTTCTTAATGGCTTCTGTCAATGGTGTTTTAATCTCAGAAATATGAACAATTTTCCCCATTTTTACCCTCTCTTTAAGCCAATGAAAAACTAGCACCTTCATTTTCCACAGGTGAAATTTTATTTTTGTGAAAAAAGTGTAAGAATTTGGTGCAAAACCCTTGACAGCTTTTTCACGATTTATCGATTTTGAGTAAGAGGTTATTTTTAGACAAAGAAAACCCCAGTCAAAAACGACCGAGGTTATCAAATGCGTATCTGATATGTTCTTATATTAGCAAACTCTAGCGTAAAAGTCAATACTCACAAGATAGACTTTACGACAATGCCGCTCGAAGAAAAAGTAAAAGTAAAGCGAAATAATACGACTACTGACAAGCCTGTGAATGTACAATGTGGTGTAGCTATGCTCAATGTACCATCAAACGCTCTCGAGGCTACTATTCAAATCACTTTTCCAAAGCAATTCAAAACAATTCCTACTGTAGTTTGCTCTTTCGGTGGGTATGGTCAACCTGGCGACGGATGGACAGACAAACCAAATTCGTCGTGGGGCGGATGTGCTTTTAGCGCGGTAAATGTAACTAATACCTCATTTACTGCTCGATGTCGCCGATTTGACGGTGCGCCACTTTTGGGAACGTATTATGTGAATTGGATAGCGATAGGTTAAATCTAGTTACTTTTTCGTATACCACAAAGTCACATAAGACTGAGCATAGCCGCGCTGATCAGCATATGTTTGAATATTCACGTTCGTGTTATCAGCGTATACTGTCACTGTATATGGCTGCTGGTCAGCAGCGTGTGGCAGGTTAATTGTTGCCCCAACTGAATTTTCTTTAGCAATACCTTGAATTCTAATTACTAAATCTAAGTTAGAGATGTTGTGTGGCTTTTTGATAGTAGTAGCTAGACCAAGCCCACCCATAGCAAGAGTTTTTTGAAAAATAGTCTTACCGTTTATCCATTTTTTGCCAGTGTCTTGCTCTTCAGTGCTATATTTGTAGGCTGGCATAGTCGTAAAGTCTATCTTGTCGGCTGTAACCGTTGAATTCTTCAACTTGCTACCAACAATAGCGCCGTCATTTACTCCAGTGCCATCAGCTAAAGACGCGACATTCGCCATTTGGTTATTGTGATCTTGAGCCGTGATTGTTGTTAGCGGCGTGAATACTATGTTTGGGTGTGGTAAGCTCATTTTTCCTCCTTAAATAAATCACCGGTTGGTAATATCATTGGCGAAAACTCTTCTGCAAAGACATTACTTAAAAGCTCATCATCAATCTTTTCTGCTATAGAATCTAAGAATTCGTCAATAATAATTTCGCTTGGCTCTAATGTGCATAAAATGAGGCTGAACGGATGCTTGCCTTTCAGTTCGTAGTTTTTTGAGTAGTGCCAAATTATGCTAGGCGTAAAAACAGCGACGCCATTTTCTCGAACAGTATTTCCATTTGGCTGTTTATGAAGTCGATTTATATTTGGAATTGATGACCAAATAAAGACCTTATTTAAATTTGATTTATCCATGGATATAATTTTGAGCTTTTATCGTGAGCATCAAAAACCCGCCCCCATTTTCAGAGGGCGGAATAGGTACATGGATGTTCAAACCATGCGTTTGCAGTTTATCACTATTTATTAGATTCCGCAATAGCAACGTCAGCAACGACCAGTCGTCGTATGTATTCGCTAACTGTCATATTCAACTCTGCTGCTCGCTTGACGATCATCTCGTGATCGCCCTCTGAAACTTTTATATGTATGTGCTTATTTTTCACATTCTACCTTTCCGCCCGATATAACGCCTCGGGCAGGGCTGCTAATATTTAATAAATAGCATTGACGGTAAAGTATTTCAAGCCGTCGTAGCGAATTTCAGCTTCATCGTTACCGCTCGATTCAATCTGCTCTACTGCCTCTCTGAGTGTCTCTCCAGTGTTAAACACCTCTACCAGCTTATCATCGTCATCGTAAAAGAATATAGTACCGTTATCTACTACCGCCTCATAGTTCTCATACCTGTCTAACGCCTTCACCGTCTTAATGATATTCTCTAGCATAGCTTCTTCATCTAATTCAATACTGATATTCTCGATTGTAGCGTTCTCCGCTGTACTTCTGCTGAATCGTTTACGCATCTCTCTTCTCATAGCTGTCTCAAGTTCTTCTATATCGCCCTTCAAGCCCTTGTCTGCCTCAAAGGTGAACTCCTGTGTTGGTTGGTCGCCGATGTAATACCATCCTGTAAATGTTGCCATTTTAATTATCCTTTCTTGGCGGCGGCGGTTGAGGGGCTGTTTATTTTTTAGTGTTTGTGTTTTCTAGGTTTTATTTTCTAGTTTTAATTTTTCGTTTATTTACAATCTCCAATTTTACAGTGATTTTAATTCTGAAAAACTGAAAGGTTGATTTGAACATTTTTATACCTACTTTCTTGCCGCCGAATTGTTAATTGTTGCTTGGTTGCCCCTCAACCATGTCTTAAGTATAGCAAACGTGTTGCCGTATGTCAACACTTTTTATGAAAAAAGTCAGAGATTTTTATTAAACCTGTGGAAAACTCACTTCCCGTAGAAGATGTAGCGATATTCTTTATAAAGTCTAATGATAATACGTTTTAACATAAATTTAATTTTACCAAATGAAAAAGCTACCGGGCTTGCAACACAGTAGCTTAATCAAAGGTAGAGTTTTCAGCTGTTCGGTATTTCCGAACAGCTCATAAACTAGCGTTAGATTATTTATTTTTGCCGTTTTTGTAAATACCAAACATTGTCAGCAAGAACAGCCCCGCCGTGGCTAAAGCTCCGCTTATAGCGTTAATCTTTACATAAGGCTCGTCTGAAAGAATGGCGATTGCTACCTGTGGCGCAATTGCACTTGCACCCAAGAGCAGGTCACCGATAATATACACAACTAGCTTGGTTCGTTTACTGATACCTTTGATGATCTCCTGAGCTTCATCTGTCTCAGCCAATCCCTGTGCTAGTTTAGCTTTTTCGGCAGTCACTTTTTCGATTGCTTCGACGTCTTCTTTGGTGGATACTGGTGTTGTCATTTTTTCCTCCTTTGGTTTATTATTTGGCACTTCCTGTGGCTTCTCTGGCTCAGATGGCTTTGTATCCGGTTCACTTGGTTTTGGCAATTCTGGTGGTGTTGGTGTGGTTATTTTACCCAATGTCTTGAGCTCGTCAATTGATACTCTAGCCGTCGAAAAATCCAGATTGCCACCATAGCCATCAATTTTGCCGGTATCGATAAACTGATGGATTAGCGCGCCGTGTGCGTAATTGTCTTTCGTGCCGTAATTCGGGTACCAATCCACGCGTTCCAAGCCTAATTTCTGAATAATAGCTTCACCTGCATATGTGAACACTTGCTTTCCAGTCTTCTGTAAGACTAAGTTCTTGAATAGCTTTAATTGCTCGAGTGTGCCTTCAAAATCTGGCTCCAAATCGACGAATAACAGAGGTGCGTTGACTAGTTTTTGAGCTTCAATAAAACGCTCTGCTTCAGTCTTAGCCTCTTCTTCGGTTGAGAAATAAGGTAGCCAGTAAATGCCTAGTAGCTTATCTCCAGCGGCTTTAGCGAATTTGACTAGTTTAGGGTCGATCTTATTCGCATCTCCACCGAATGATTGACCGACGTGTCCAGCTTTAAGAATAACGCCAGCAAACTTATGAAAATGATTTACAATAGCGTCATCTTGATGATTTGAGACGTCTAATATAATCTTGCTGTAGTCTTGTGTTTGTGGTTCGGGTTTCGGTGCAGATTGAGGCGTCAAATCCGGCAAATCGTGTAAATCTTTATCCTCGAACAACTGACGGCTCATATATTTACCACTACGAGCAGTTACGTACCAAACAGTATCTCCAGCGACTGATTGACCGTTTGTAACGTAGCCTTTCATCGCGATGACGTCGCCTTTTTCTAATTCCTGAAAAATAGCTGAATTCGTGTTAGCTTCTTCGCGAGCGTTGCCGTCTTCTTCCATTTTCCTGTCTGTCGGCTGAGTTTCGTCGTAATCTTCAGCTATACGTCTGCCGTCGCAACAATACGAGAAGCCTAGATAATCGGGTCCATAATTTCCCATCCAGTTCATCAATTCTTCAATACTATTGTAAATCCCTCGCGCTCCACTGTGCACTTCGCTATCGTGGATTTCGATTGAGCCATCCTCGCGCTTTCGCATTAAGAATACATGCCCATCTTCTGTATACTGACCTCTTGAAAAGCCCAAAAATCCAACCACCCAAACACCAACAGGGGCAGGACCCGTATTTATTCGACCCGCATTCAGCTCGTTTAAGTATGCTGTTTGAGCGTTCGGTGAGCGTGTGAGTGAGCTAATCGCGTCATCTACATACTGCAGACACCAGCCGCTCTGAGCGCCGATATTTAGATTTGGTTCGTAAGTTTGTCGAACTGGCATTATTTCCTCCTTACTTGAGTTTGTTGAACTTCTTCTTGTAATTCCGTAACAGTTTTATTTTGCTGAATTAAGTTGTTGGTTGCGTAAATAGCTAATCCTACAAGTGCAATTGCGAATAATTTCGCTAGATTGCTTGTCACTAAGCTCCAGAAGTTCATAACACCTTCGATTTCAGTACGTTTTACATATTTCTCTTCTGACTCTTTTTCGTGTTCCGCAATGTATGTTTTAAGTTGCGCTTGAGTAACATTTGCTCGTGCAATATTTTCAATTCGCTCTAGAGTAGTTGTGTGCCTGTCGACGCTTTCTTTAATGTGTCTGACATCCGCTTCCAACGCTCCGAATTCTTTAGCTGATACTTCTGGTTTTTCGTTCATAATATAAATTATGATTTCTTGTCGTTATCTAATACGGGAACGTCATAGTTCGCACGTCTATATAAAACGTCTCTGTCGCATTCTGATTAATAATAGAAGTATCGTACGGATTAAATATCGACAGTGCGCACACTATTTTATTTTTTGATTCGCGCCAGCCAGAAATAAGCACAGAAGTAGGTGTTGTGCCGCCGCCTGAAACCGCAAAAGTCCTTACAAAGTCTATTTTAGACGCCGTGATAGCTCTGTCTGTATTTGTAGAGGTGCTGACTAGTAATCTTAAAATCCCAACGTTAGTCATATTAATCTCTTGTTTTTGAAAATATACAGTATTGCTTGCTATCGATGTGCCGCTAGGTAGAGTAAAACTCATAATACTTCCACCAGTAGCACTGATAGTTGCGTAATCGCTACTTATATTAAAATCGTCTGGATAATTATTCATCAGCGTACATCCTATAGTGATATTTTATAGTCGTGTTAAAAAATTCTTCTCTATACGACAGCGTTAGTGCAGTCTTATCCACGAACGCACTATATCCACTGTTAGCCCACAACTCTAGCGATGCATAAGACAAAGAGCTTATCTGTCCGTTCTGCTCCAACCATAAGAGGACTAGTGGTTTATATCCAAGGTTATGTACAATCCGAATTTCTTCGTTAGTATTAACAAGCACAGTCCCAGCCTTGTATAGCTTTAGCTGATTATTGTCAGTATTAAAAGTCATGTCGTGATAATGACTTGTGAATGAGGCTTTTCGATGAGTCTCTAAAGCGAATCCTATGATTCGAAAATAAAACGTAACAGCAGTGTCGGTTCTATTTGACGTGCTTATATGGATTAAATTATTATCCACACGAACGTATGACAAATACTGATACTCACCTCTATTATTGAACCCGCTAGTATTCACCTCGAATGCATTTTGCGAAAAATCGCTAGAAGTCGAAAATTGTGCTATCGGCAAAAACGCAGAGCCGTAAGTATTTGGTATTGTTATGTCGTTATAATCATGCGCGTTGACTGGTACTGGTATAGTATCGCTACGATAGATTACTTGGTCGATCGGGTAGTCACTCGATAATACAAAGTCTTTTATCATGCTTGCTCCAAAAGCTCTATAACGTCTTTACCTTCTTTGCTTACCCAAAGACCAACCCTAGTAGCGTAAGCACCGATTTTAATACGCTTATATGCTCCGTCAGAAAACAACAGACCACTCCCATCCAGCACCACGAGCTCCCTGCGATTTATTGGGTCATAAATAACAAGCCTGCCCGAACCCTCTTCGATGCGTAATTGTCCAGTAATCGATGAAATAATAGTTGAACCTTTTAATTTTAGAACTTCTTTCATTAGAATGCGTACACTTCCTCTCCGTTATAGACTGATCTGTCATATTGTGCGAACATATAAACTTTAGTCTTCCTGACCTTTAATTTAGTAGTTAATTTACTGTCGCTCAATTTCTGAGATATTGTGATAATTTGATAAACCCCGCTCGCCAATCGAGTATCGAGCTTAATCGAATCCCCTATTTGCATAGACGGTGAACCCTTAACCTCTAACTCCAGCATCGGGCTATACGTCGCATAGCCTCTAAATACTGACTGTGTGAATGCTCTTGCGTTTTCATAGTTTCCAAAAAATGGGTTGTCATTTATTTCTAGAAGATAATCTTCATCATCGCTCCAGTTGTCGTCAAAGGCTTCATAGTCCAGTTCATCAATTTGTTTTGACGGTTCACCCCAAAGAAACACACGGTCGATTTCGACTGGATAAAGTAGATCATTTGTGAACGTTAATATCGCTTTGCTAGGTGTTAATTTTAGCGAGCATTTCACGCCTCGATCGACCTCGACGCCGTTAGCGGTTTTTGCTGTGAACCATGATACATCAGCATTCTCACCCAATTTTGGCTCAATTAAATCAGCACACGGGTCAGACAAACTAACTTCACGCACAATTGGTAGTCCACGTTTTACAACCCAAAGATTGTCTGTGTTTTTACCACTTGAGGTCTTTTCTGCAACCATCTGATACGGTGCAATTACACGGATAGGCGTTTTGATTTTAATGTGATTAACAATACCTGAATTCTTAGATGGTGTTATCGATATGACATTGTCGTCATCTAGTTTATAGTGAATATCTTCTGCAATATCAGAGCCGCGTCCTTTGAATCTTATTAACCCTTCCTCGTCTTGCCATAACCTGCCGTTCTCAGCCTGAACTAATTTCTTAACAATATCAGCTAGCGAGTCGTTTTTGTTTGGAAAAAATATAGGGATAATATTTGTTGCCCCTGAAAAGGTAAACTGATGTGGTGCAAACCCTAAACCTTTGAATATTTCAGTTAAAATATAGTCTGTTTTTTTATAAGCCATTGGCGGTAATTCAGGCAAAGGCTGAGACAATGCCCAGTTAAGAAAATCAAAAGCCGAAACTGAGGCTTCTGCTTTTCCTGGCTCAGCGTCAGGTAGCATATTTGTAAGTCCCACAAATTGAGGCACATTTTCTTTACCGAAACCGAGCCACGCTCGAGTAGGAATATTTGGCTTAATATATTTCGCAATCGGACTGTTCGAATAAGGCACAAAATAGCCGTCGTGATTAGCTAATTCAAAATCGGCAATCGCTGATTGTACAGAATACGGAAACTCAACGGAACGATTAACTGCAATCGATTTAATCCTATTTGAGATATCTGTATAAGCGTATGTGTCCCATATCTGAACAGATGGTTGACTTGCGATATCTGACGCATATAAATCACCACCTCCGTATGTCGATTGGTCGTAAACTCCCCACGAGATGTTTTCGTTTCGAGTCTTGTCCCACGCCATGGCAACGCGCCACGTGAGCGGTCTGACCCAAGATTTCGCTAACTTCTTAAATCTATCACTAGTAACTAACATTTTATTGTCCCAAGTTCTGCCCAGTCTCAACCATCGTTAAAGTGATACCTTCTACATCACCGCACAGGTTTATGACGTCTTTTTTACTGATAGAAATCTTCACTGGGATATTAGTGGCTGAGCCGTCAGATAATGTGAGTAGTGGATATCTATTAGTCGTATACTGCCTTTGAACAAAGCCCCACAATTCAGCGAACTCATCTGCTGTTAAATGCCCAAAAGTATTAGTCCACACTCTTTTATGATAAACGTAGTCTGTATATACATTGCCCGACAGAACAGTGACATCGGTCTCTCCAAAATTAGAATTCTCAGAAAATGGACTTGAAATATACTCATGATTCCAAGTTTTTGAATTTGTAGAATCGGTTAATGTCATCTCTTTCATGCGAACCTCGCTTTCTGGCTCTGTTCAAACGCCTGCATAATTTGGTCAGCAACTTTTCTTCTTTCGTCAGGAGAAGTTGCGAATACACCACTCACATTGATGGTGATTTGTTGTGATGGCTGTGTATTAGTTTCTTTTAGTACTTTAGTAAACGTATCTGCCATAATTTTTTGTGGCGTAACGATTTCTGGGTTAGCCTTAGCCCCTAGATATTCACCAGCGATAACAGGTGTAGCTGTAGTCAAAACACCACCCTTTGCTAGCCTTGGAAGACTGAACCTTTGAATGTTAGGAATGTGAACGTTAGGAATCTTATTTATGATATTTAAGGCTCCATTTAATAGATCTATAGGCTTGTTTATGACCCTCTCGATTTGCGCTATCAAACCGTTTATCATTCCTTTACCAATGCCGATAACGCCGTTCCAAGCCGCAACTCCTAGATTTGCCGCCCAAGAACCAAAATTGCCCAAAGAGTCGCGCATTGGCTTCCAGAATCGACCACCTCCAAAATCGAAGAAGTCAACAGTCGCTCGCCACATATCATCTAAGAATTTGCCGAATGTATATTTTCCGTCATCTGCTTGTTGTTGGTTGAGCGTCTTCAATTTATTATTTAGTTCTTCCCTCTGTTTTTTCAACTTCTCTAAGGTCTCTCCATTATTTGCAAGAATACCCGCATTTGTTTCGGCGTTGTTGGATAGAGCGTCTTGTTTTTGTTGTTCAAGGGTAGCGAGTTGTTCATCACGTCGCTCTTTGAGGCTTTCAATCTCATCAAGCTTAATCATATTTTGAACACTAGCCAAATCAGCACGATGTTTATCTTGAAATGCTAATTCAGTATTGAGTTGTTGCTGTAAATCAGCAAGCCTCTGATCTCTTTTGAGTTTGTCTGCGTCGTTCTCAGCGTTTAATTTCTCTTGATTTGCCGCGAACTGTTCATCATATAGCGCCTGCTCTTTGTCTAATGCGAACTGTAGCTCAGTAAGCTTCTGAGCATTGTAAGAGTTATTGAAGTTTTGCAAAAATCTAATCTGATTTGTTAAAGCTTGAACTTTGCTTTGGTGTTCTCTAATTTCTTCGACTTGAGATTTTCTAAATGAGGCAGAGCGTTTAGCTATTTCAGCGTCATAGTTGGCATTTTCTTCGGCAATTTGTTTAGTTAGGTCTTTAATTGTATCTTCATGCTTAACACGGATATCGTTTAAGTCTCGACTGTAATCTCGCCATATTTTAGACGCTTGAGCTTCTAACTTGTCTAACTCCTTAGTCAGTTTTTTAGCGGATTTTGCCGCCTTTTCCATACCCTTAGACGAACCACCAGCAGATTTTTCAAGTAGTGCTATTTGAGCATCAACACTTGCTAGTTGAGACTTTAGACTCTCAGCGCTCTCTCCGCTACCACCAGCCGCAGAACCAAGCATTCCAAACGCTTGAGCTGCCATCACCGCACCTGCGGCAATTGCAGACAGCAGAGCTACGATTGGATGACTCGAAAACGCTATCATCGCTGCTCGAGCTAATAGGAATCCCTTTTGTAATATAAATAACCCGCCAGCAACAAGCGCGAATGTTACGATTCCTGAGCCTGCAACCTGTATAACACCGCTAAACGGTGCTAATAATGCACCAACAGCACTAGCTAGCCCTCCTACTGCGTTTAATACAGTCTCTATTCCTGCACCAACTCCAGCTAAAATTGCTCCAATATTGCTTGCTCCTAATCCTTGAATAAGATTAGCCATTCCTCGAGCAACAGCAGTTTGCATGTTTGTAAATGAAGTCTGAAGACCGCCAGTAGCTTTTTCTGCCATTGAATCAAGAGACTCAAGACCTCCACCCCCATTGTGGTCCAGCTCTATAAGCTTTTGAGTAAGTTGCTCAGCAGATAACTTGCCTTCGCTGCCCATTTCTTTGAGCGTACCCATTGTAACGCCCATTTCTTTTGCTACCGCCTGTAATACAGGTGTCATACCTGAGTTCAGTAAGGAGTTAAAAGTTTGAGCCTGAACAGCTCCACGTCCAAAATCCTGTGAGAGCTGAGTTATCGCATTGTCTACCATAGCGCTTGTACCGCCGAACGCTAGAATAGCGTCATTTATAGCCTTAAAAGCTTGTTCTCCAGCAACCATTGAACCAGAAACGGCGACAAGACGTTGCACGCCTCTTACGGCTTCGTCAAGAGATGTAGGCAGCCCTTTAATGTCGGCTTCAAGCTGCTTCATTGATACAGAAACTTGCTCGCCAGATTGTCCCATTGCTCGGAATACACGAGCAGCGTTATTTAGCGTGTCTACACGTCTTACAGCTCCGCCAATTGAATTTGAGACAAGTCCTATAGCTTTATCTAGAAGTAGCATTGAAGTGGCGGCACTCGCGCCTACTGCCAGACTCTTTTCTAAGTTGGAACCGTCTTTTTTAAGACCGTCAAGCTTCGATTTCACAGAACCAATATCAGCATCTAGCTTGTCTAAAGCTAGTCTAACGTCATATGAAATCTCGCCAACATTACTCATCAAATGCTATCTCCGACCTCTTCTTCAAATCTTTCTCTAACGCGCTAAAACCTTCTTTGGAAAACGCACCGGCAGTCGCATAATAAGTTGCTGATTGATTCTTAGCAGTCATTTGGTTATGTACAGCGTCTGCGGCATCAATTAGCATCAGAGCCTCGTCTAAAGTAAACGGAACTAGAACTTTCTCAAAACTGTCACCATTCTTTTCGAATGATTCAATATACCCACGCTTCACCGCCTCGACAGCACCCCAGCCGAGATATACACCTAATTTAGCAATAATCCACATTTCAGGTGCGACTTTTGCTCCAGTAGCCTGTCGTGTAGTGCGCTCCTTGTATCGCTGCTCAACACGTGCCTTTTCTTCAGGAGTAAGTAGGTCTTTTAAGTTGACTACTGCCACTATTTACGCCTACTTTCTCGGTTAGAAAAAATGTCATTAAACAAATCCTGAATAGCTAAACTAGATAAGCTACCTAGCATTTCCATTGCTTTTTTAGAGTCATCAAAACAGCCAGCATAAATCTCAATCTCTTTTTCTGCAAGCTCTTCACGTTCTGCTAGAAGCTTGTTACCGCGATCTATTTTCTCAACAACACTCTTGTCGTCGTCTTTGATTTTTGACCTGTCAATCTTCTGGATTTCTGCCTGTAGTGCCATTAGCTCATTTATAGCTTTGACAGATAAACGTGTAATCTTATTAATCTCTAGGCTTTCATTCGATCCTAGCGGACGTACTTTTAATACTCCGTACGGTTCGCCGAAGTCAACTTCTTTATAGCCTTGATATTTTGATAGATTTAATTTAATTGTCATATTATTTACCCTTTCATCTTATAATTTTGAGCTTTTATCGTGAGCATAGGGACTTTTGGCGTAAGATGTGGTAATGTATAATCATTAAATTAAATTTCAATGAGGAATTCATAAATGGACGAAAAAATTATTAAAAAATTGTCGCAAGAGGACGCCGATAAGCTGCGAGAATTAAAAAAACAGCTCGACAACGGAACGCTCGACCAAAAAACTTATAACAAGCGATACAAGAAACTCTCACAAGACCTAAACTGGAAATATCAGCCTAAAGGTGTAAAAATAATACCTAAAATTATCGGTCTTGCACTTCTGGCTATGCTCATAGCAGGTGCTTTAATGCAAGCTCTAGACTCTCAATCTGGGAAAATAACAGGCACGGCTTCCGCGCTCGCAGAGCAATACGACGTCGCTAATATGGTTACTAATTTCGAGCTAACAAACTCATCAGACAAAGACATGAATGCAACATGTAAAATTACTCTACAGCCTTCAGACAAAACAAATCCTACAGTCACTAAAGAATACTCATTTGATAAAGTCCCAGCAAATTCTACAAAAAAATATCAAGTAGTCATTCCACGAGTTCACTTCAATGCTGCATATGTTGTTGAAAAAGATACGAAACTAGACTGTCGCAAGAAATATTAGACAACAAAATACCACTCGTTTGAGTGGTATTTCTAGCAAACAAGCTCCTACTATTCAAGTGGCTTCACTGTCTGAGTTTGAGGGTCATATTTACCCTTTTTGTCTTTCAGACCTGGTCCATAGCGGAAGAATCCTTTAGCTGTGCGGTTCATCTGGAATGTCAATTCTAGGGTTGAATCGTCTCCACTAGCTGAAAATGTAGTATCGAAGCTGTCTGGTAGCGTTACACTATATACGTGAACGTCAAAGTCGTCATTAGCTTCACAGACTGGGTGAATATGTAGTGGAACGGTAGTTGCAGAACTTGCGCAAGCTCCAGCACCCCAAGTTACACTTCCAACTGTCTGTTTTGCGCCTGATGCCGCCTCGTATAGTCCAGCATAAACAGCTTTCACGCTTTCTGGACCAGCCAAGTAAAGAGTAAGTGTTACTTCTGATGTGTCAGCTCGACCGCTTGGACGACGGATTGTGCCACCTTGAGTTTCAGTTTCTGTTGTGCCACCTTGGTATTTAACGGCGATATCTCCCAGCATGTCTTGTGGGATTACTAGCTGACCTAAATAGACTTCTTTTGGTCCATTCTGCTTTGCTAGTGCTTTTTTGAACTCTTCTACGTTCATATTTCCTCCTTTTAGTTAACTCTTGCAAGCCCCGTTATTGCGTAAATCATTCTGCCTTGAGTGTCCCTTTCGACAGACGTTGGTGTTGATATTGATTCGAAAACCACACAATCAAAGCCTTCATCTGTGTACTCAGTCTCAGGTAGAGATATACTCACGCCGAGCTTATTAGATAGAAATTCAGATATTCTAGCCAATCTCTTGTATCCGTCCAAATCATCTGTCCCTCGTGAATAAAGTTCAAATGAATATGTAGGACGAACGCCTCTCGACTGGTTGCCGCCTATATCAGAGATATAAACGCCTTTCCTGTCGAGAGTGAGCTTATTCCAGAATAAATCTTTATCAATTTCTCCAAAGTTGTTGTTTTCTAGATATTTAAGAAGCGACAGTGAAAATACTTTCATCGAAGACCTCCCTTAAAATCAATTTGTTTCTTCACGCTCTCGCCTGCTTTTTCTAGATAATTCAACGTTTGTGGGTTCTTTTTGTTTTCATAGTGGCGACGCTTTGCGTATGGAACATCACCGCCACCGAACACAACACTTGTAGTATCACCATTATCTACTAATCGTACGCTCTGTTTCAGCGCTCCAGTATCAACTGGTGCTAGCATTTGCGCTCGTGACATTATAGCCTGAGCAATACCTTTTCTCTTGTTTTTAGCGTTTACAGCCTGGATTTTCTGCCAAGCGTCAATATTATTCTTGATCTTCATCATAGCCTCCATAGTCTGCGCGCTCCAGAGTTAGAGTGTAATGCTCTAATGTATCTGTATCGAAGTTCATGCCAGCAGTCGCACCTACAATTTGATAAGAAGCTCCATTGACTCTAACGCCATGACCTACAAACATGTTAGTACTTGTAAAGTCTATAAAATCGACAGGCTTTACGTGCAGTGTCGCGGTCGAATCAGTTGTTTGAATGTTGTTTGATGTCGTAACTCCACTACGCTGCTTAAAAACGCCAGACAAGCCCTTGCGGTGATTTACAAGGTCGCCACGCACCGTTCCTTTGGTAACTTCCAAAAAAATGTAAGGAGTTTGCTTAAATACATCGAATACGGTCATTTCTTATCTCTCCTGAACGCAATGTGATTTGGCTACATTGACTGTATTTATCAAGTACTGACTTATAGCTCTCAATAATCCTGTCTAACTCGCTTGTCTTATCGTAAGTAATACTGAAGTCTTCGACCTTTTTAGAGGTAATCCTGTCGTCTCCGGCAAGTTTTACAGCAAACAGTTCAGATATAACTTGAGCTAATTCTTCGGGAATTACTTTCAAACCAAATCCACCATGAACAGTTATTACGTCAGTATGTTTTGTGGGCTTATTCAGTACTATGTTGTCGCAAAGCTGACTAGTGTTATCCCCTAGATACGTAGCAAAGTCGACTGAATTAGAGTTCACTTTAACAGATTGAATTTCGGAACAAAGACCAATAAACACAGACCTCATCCCGTCTCTACCATGAAAAGTTCGCTCTTCTTCTATATAGCTGACTTTACTACAAATTAACGCTTCAAGCTTACTGACAGCTATTCGCAATAGGTTATCGAAGTTGTCGCTTTCAAATGGAGTTAGGGAGCGTCGTAAATAGCCCTCAACTTGTTCTTTAGTCAAATTGTATTGCATACCTCAACGCTCCCTTTCTATTAAGCTTTCTTCAAACCGATTGCTGATTTCAAGCCAGACAAGCCACCACCGATGTAAAGCTCTTGCAAGAACTCTTCCTCGTTGGTCTCAAGCTTAAAGTTAGTGAAGGCTTCTACAGAAGTATCACCAACCGTCTTGTACGCACCAAGCACGACAACGTATGCGTCATAGTCTGGATCAGTTGCATCAGTGAACCATGTCGGCTCAATGATAGTAGCTGTGTCTAATACGTCTTCAGCCTTTGCGCCAATCTGGAACAAGTATTTACCGTCAGCACCCTTTTCAAAGCGTGCACTTGTTGCAAAGCCTTTCTTAGCGATAAGAACAATCTCGCCATCAGTACGGATCATGTCCTTAGCTCGTGCTACAGCTTCAGCGCGGCTCATACCAGCTGTGATAGTCAACTCATCACCGAAGGTATTCTTTGCTTTTACGTCTGACTTAATAGAAGTAAATGACGTAATCTTGCGCTTGTCGCTATCTTCACGACCATCACCGATAACCGCAGCACGCTCAACTTCGCGAATAATTCGAGTAGGCAATTCGTTAAGAACATACTTCATCAATGCACCCGTTGATTTGTTCTCACGGATAGTCTGCTTGTCGAGTACCAAGTACTTGTAAATCACACCAGCGCGGATTGTACGGCTTTCAAAATCAATAACTTGCTGGTCTTTCTTTTCGCCCTTCTTGTGTCCACCTGCACGGCTAGTGTCAGCTTCGACATCGGCTTTGTCCCAAGTGACCTTAAAGACATCCAAACCAGTCTTATTCAATTTGCTAAAGATTTCACCTGATGTTACAGCGTCTTCAATAGCAGAAACGACAGGCTCTGGCAGTTTGAAAAACTCTTTGTCGGTCAAGTTATTCTTAACCAAAACATCTTGCCAAGCGCTCTTAACGTCATTAAAAGTACGACCAGCGTTTGCCATCAATACTTGTGTAAAATCTCGCACTGATGCTTGAGTTTTTAGATAGTCATTAACAGTAGGGGTTGTCGTAACCTCTGCTTGTTCTTTTGGCTCGATGATTTGAGCCTTTGCGATTTCCTCGTTCATTTCGTTCTCCTCTTCTTTACCTGATTTATCTTCTACTGGCGTCTCAGGTGTGTCGTCAGCAGGTTCTTCGACCTTTTCGGTCTCTTCGCTTTTTACTCGTGTAGCGATTGCCATAGCCGGTGCTAGACAAGCGTCTTTCACGATTGAGGTATAGCTAGCGGCAGCTTTCATAGCGTCAGACAAGCTTGCTTTCGCTTCTACTGCTTCGGTTGCAAATCCAAGCTCCACAGCTTCAGCGGCAGTCATCCATGTCTCAGCAGCCAACAGTTCTTCTATCTTTTCTTCAGATAGTCCTGTTCGGCTCGCATAAACTGGAATCATACTCTCGCAAGTCTTCTCTAACATTTCAACAGCTCGACCTAGCTCGTCTGCATTTCCAGCTGCGATTGTCCACGGCTTGTGAACCATCATCATTGCACCAGGTAGCATAACGATTTCGTCGCCAGCCATTGCTATGAGAGACGCTATAGACGCGGCTAGTCCATCGACCTTTACTACAACACGCCCGTTATATTCACGGAGCATATTGTAAATCGATACACCAGCGAATACATCACCCCCAGGACTGTTAATCCTCACTGTAATGTCGCCCGTACGCGCAGCTAATTCCTCTTTGAAAAGTTTTGGCGTAACATCGTCCTCGAGCCAACTCTCACTAGCGATAGTGCCGTTGATAATTAACTCGTTTGAGGCTTCAGCTTTCGCCCACTTCCAGAATTTATCCATTAGCGTTCCTTTTTAAGGTTATTATTCGGCGCTCAAATGAGCATTGCCTTAATTTCATTCTGAGGTGCTATCGTGAGTGCGTGGTGGCTTCTCATCTTCAGTGAAGACAAGCTGTTTTATCTTGTCAGAGCAGTCAGTCGCGAACAGAACTTTAATATTCAATTTCGCTTTACATTTAGAGTTTGGGCAGATTAAACCCTGTATAGCAGTAGAAGCAACTGCTTCAAACAGATATCTACCACAGTACTTACAGTTTATCTTTATCATTGCTTAATCCTGAATTTTGGGCGACCACCACAATTAGGATGAACGGGTCCGCCAATATTTTCTTCATAATCATTTACCCATGTACCGCTGTCTGTTTCTATTGCTTCGTTAAGCTTTATCATCGGTTGAGCAACAGGCTTCCAAACACCTTCCAACGCTCTGCACTCTGGGCAATGTGCGCCGACTGGATGATTTATAGTCTTTTCAATTTCTGCCCCTGTTTCAGCTTCGAGCTGTTTCATAGCTTCTACATCACCAACACTCTCAGAACGCTGTATTTCAGTGCGAGCCAATCGAGCAACTCTGTATTCGTCAGTGTTCATAATATCTCTCAGTAAGTCTCTTGTCTGACTTTCGCTTAAATTATCAAGACGTGATCGCTCTAGTGTATCGTTGATGACCTTTTTGGTTTCATCATCATATGATTTAGCTACTCGTGTAAGATGTGAACGGTAATCCGCTCTAGCAGTATCAGATAGAACAAACTCGTCAGTGCTTTCAGTGTCTAATCCTGCGCTCTTAACCATGTCTAAGCCTTTTTTGTATTGATCTGTACCACTAGAGATAAGTAATAGAGTGATTAACGCTAATGAGTCTTCTATAAAACGCTCTAACTTGTCGTCTTCAGCTTCGTTTTGAATTCCTAATTCTTGAATGGCTTCATCAACACGGCTCTGCATAAAACTCTTCGCAATATTATACAGCTTGTCGTACTCAGAGGCTTCGGCTTTAAGCGCGCCTACTGTGCGTGGGTCTGGAGCTTTCTCTACTTCGCCGCCCTCATCAACTTGAGGCTTGTCGTTTTCTATTTCAGTAGTATTGTTCTCGCCTAGTTTAAGCAGCTTATAGTTCTGTGGTAGTTTGAGTGCGTCAATGACTGAATCTAATTCGTAGCCTTTATCAACCAATTTTAAGATAGTATCTGTGTTAGTTGCCATCACTTCTGCCTCAACCTTTTTGCGGTCGGCAATCTCTGGGATTTCATAGTCAAAAGTAATAGCAACACCAATTCCACCAGTGATTCGATTGAGTTCATGCGTTAAACGAGAGTAAATCCTAAGTGCTCGTGGATAAACAACACGCTTAGCAAATCCACGCTCGGAAACGTCAGCATTTGAGTATTTAGCCTGGTCATCAACGCCTTTAATAATCTGACTAACGCCATAAGCCATATCAATTCGCTTATTTGCCTGTTCAAACACAGCCGCAAAATCAATATCTTTTTGAGATTGTGCATATGGTATCCATTGAATCTGTGCTTCAGCAGGCTTATTCGTTGTCGGGTCGATTGGACGATGCGAGTATGTAACATTACCATTTTTACCAGCCCCACGATGGCGAGATTCCAACAGGTCAACCATATCGTTATATTCACGGGCAGTACGAGCCGCAATGACAAACATACCAGCAGGAATTGCGTTATTCTCGAAGAAACCACGTTGGAAGTCGGCAATATAATCATCTAGTGTAATCCATTGAGTTGCGGCTTCAGTTGGTGAGTACCCAGCGTATAAGTTACTTGGGTCAACACCTCCAGAGATTACAATGACTTGATCTTCAGTAAAAGTCTCAGCCCCTACTTGATAGTAGGTCTTGTTATCGCGGCGTGTAATACTTGGGCGCTCTAAGAACGTGAATCCAGCAATGTTCTGACCTTTGAATCCATAATTCGTAGTCTTTACAGCTTTACCGTCCTCTTTTGCCCAAACTAGAATAAATGTATTTCGATTTACTAAAGTAGAAACAATAAGCTTCTCACTGAATGAAACGAAATCATCTGCTTGATTAGGATGATAGAGCGCGTTAAGAATTGGATTATTCTGTACGGTCTTGCCATTCGAGTCGATGACTTTTGGTATAATCGTGATAAATTCATTAGCAATCGCTTGAATATTTGGGTAGGCAGAATCGTATTTACTTGCACAATAGCGACTATACCAGTCTCCTGTATTAAAATTAGCTAACGAAGAAATGCCCTCAACCTTTACTTGAGATTTTGGCTTAAAAAGTGACAATAAATTCATAATACTATTATCGCTACCTATCGTACGCCACCGTACTCTATCTGTGGGATAAACATCTCAGTAAGTCTATACCTAGCGGCATCTAGTGCGTGGTCGTCGCCGTCTTGTGGTACGTTCAGGCTTTTGCCTGACCTATCAGTTGCCCACATATATCTTAAATATTCTTTCTGTAGATTGGTTGAGTTCTTTGTGTATTTAATATTAAGCTCGCTCATCTTGTTAACGCTCCATTGTCTATAAGTCTGTTTGACATCACCACTAGTCTTAGTCACTCCTTTGACCGTACAGCCCAGCTCGACAAGCTCAGCGATATCTTTAGGTGCGGCACTATCCGCAATTCCTAGCACGCCAGCCAATCCTTCTCTATGAATAACCTTTGAGATATCCTTGTTAAACAAACCTGTGCTGTAAAGTTTCTCATCAAGAATATATCCATCAGCTTCTCGATAAACACAAACAAGTGCTGTCGGGTCGTTTGTAAATCCGAAGTCTAATCCATAACCTATTAGTTCAGCGTGCTCAGGTATCTCGTTGATAGATTGCCAGCCATGAAACACTAGTCCTTCCAATTCACCAATCTGCCCCTCACCATAAACTTTCCACCAGTTCTTATTAGAGCGACGCCTTTCAATTGTCGCAATAATACTATCTTCAAGAGCTTCATTATCTTTATAGGTTACGATAACGAAATCGACATCATCACGTCCTACTAGTTCATGCGCCCAGTATTCAGCCGTTGGGTTGTAGTCAAGATAAATGAATTCTCGTGTACGAACTTCTAGCTGATTGAACGCATCTTCTCTGATTAAGTTAGCCTCATTGATAAATAGTACATCTCGTCTAGGACCTCTAGCTTTGTCGTCATCAAGGGATACGAACTCAAACATCGTTCCATTAAATAAAGTAAATGTGTAATCTGATTTGTTCTCTTTGATTCTGTAGTACTGCCAATAATTGTTAGCTGTGAGTATATTCTTGAAGTCTCGCAATGCACCTCTCTTAAGATGAGGCAGGTTGATACTTGCGATGGTTATTATCTTGTCTGGATTCTTAGTAGCATATTCAAGCAAAATCAGAAGTATGGCTATTGTCTTGCCAGCACTTGTACCACCTTGAACAATACGAATACGCTTATTAAGCCGCTTTATCTTATAGTAAGTAGAGGTCTTGCCAAACACATCAGTCTTTCTTTGATAAATCCTCTAGCGGTTTTGGCGCTTCAATATTAGTTTGTTCAATGGTTTGCTTTGGCGTGCCGTAAACCTGGTTAATCATCGCCTCAATCTCTTTCCACTGAGCTTTCTTTATGGCTGTGGCTAATTTACGTTCGAATAGACTTTTATTTGAGTCTTCAGAGATTTTCTCCAGCTCCTGTTCGGTAAGCTTAATCATCTGCTCCAATTTATATCGTGCAGTTTCTGTCTTCTTCCAGGCGCCATTATGACGACGTTCTGGGTGTGCTTCAAATCCTGGTGGCGTTGGAACTCCATTCCTACCAACTGAGGGCTTGCGTTGCTTTCTAGGGGCTTCTGTCATTTTATTACCTCCACTAAAATTATTGTTAAACCTATTGCCGAAATTGGCTTCAATAAATAGCTAAACCCAGCCATTGATAATGCCCACATCAATACTGTCGTCCACACACCAGTACAAACCATACACTCTAAAACGCGCACTTTTCTTTTAATCAATACTGATCGTAATTTACTAAATACATCAAACGGACCTGACGTAGCAGTTAATAAATAAGCAAGAGCAAATCCAGCTAAAGCTATCATTCTTTATCTCCTGGTAATTTGCCTAACGGGTAGGCTTTATTGTCAATAACGCAAAAAGGTTGTGGTAACTTCCAGACAGCCGCTTCTTTATAAAAACTTTCACTTAGAGGTGTTCGGATGACTTGAACTACATATCCATTATTCATAGCGTATTCTTCAAGGCGTTCCATCTGCGCTTTGTAATGACCGCAACTTGCACATTCTTTTTGATAGACTTTAATAACTTTCATCGCACAAACCTCACTTTTCTATTAGTTAAATCAGGTAACCCTCTTGCTTTTTGAATAGCTAAATCGTATTTATTCGCCCTTTCGAAGACTTCCTGGATAGTTATTTTCTTTCGTTCCATTAGAAACCTACGAAAAGGAGAGAAACTGCGACTGTATGAAGTTCTGTCGTAGACAAACCAGCGATGAAATACATATACACATTCTCTATCGCATACATAAATAGCTTCATGACTGTAGAATATGACTGTTAAATTAGATACTTCGCGTATCGGTATGTAGTCTATTCTTCTAGTCACTTTCGCCACCTAGCAACTCCCAGTTGTTAAAGAAATAAAAAAACACGAGACAAGTAGTCCCGTGTTAATTTAATTATATTATTATATAGACAGATTGTCTATAGTTTACTGTAACATATCCATTTGTACCGCTTCGTCTCCTGTAATGTGGTCTTTGACTTTAAGTACAGAATACTTCTTTGGTATATACATACGAAATTGCTCATCATATTTATTCTGAATACGCAGTTCTACCATAAGACGATCTCCTGCCGTAAAACTGCATTTTCCGCTGGCTACAGTATCCAAGAAATCACTATCTTGGATATCTGCCTGTATTTTCTCTGTACCCTTAAAGAACGTCCATTTATTATTCGATTTATCTAATACTGGCTTTACTACCACAAGAGTAGCTGGTACTACTTCGTCCTCTGCATCTTTTGATTGAACAGTCATTTTTCGAGACAGAGGCTCAAACTCACTACGATCGACCTCTACGCTATCGTTAGACGATGAGTTAAACACCAACCCGTTCACTGAATCGTCTTTTGACGTCTTTGAGAATGTACTAGCCAAAGCGTCCTGAACTGTTTGATTCTCATTATAGATAACGTATGTTGGTTGATTGACAAACATAGTGCCAAAGTTATTTATAACCTGAACCTTGTTATCTTCTTGTTGGACAACTTTAGCATCACTCGTATCTCTCAAAGTCTTTTTAATTTTATACAGCTCAATAATAGTGTTGATTGTAGATAAGATTTCTTGAGTAGTCTGAATAGCAATCGGACCAGCTGTGCATATAAATTCTATAACAGCTTCAAAACTTCCTTCTTTCTGTGCAACAATATTAAGCTGTATATCGGTACGATTATTAATCTTATAATTGACTTCTTTTGCGATAATAGACAAAGAGCGAAGTGTAGCGATATACGTGTCAACATCTATATCATGACTGCTTTTTTTGAAATCTACAGTTATACTTGGCATATTTCCCTTTTTTGTTTTTATTATGTTTATGTTTTGATTATAACATATCATATTTCTCGTTTCACTCAAGTGCGTCTAATTTTGTTCTCCATATTTACTTCTCCTCCACTAGTTCAGGGTTTTTGTGAATATTGCCGACGACCTCTAGGTTAGTTAATTCAAAGAGAGGCTCAGCCACGCCTGCACATTCGCCGACAAATCCACCCTCATAAAACTTGACCGCCCAGTATTCGACAGGCTCGCCAGCGTCGTCTATAAGGATGTCCCCCTCGTAGATTTCTGTACCATTCTTGTCTTTTAGGTTTGTAAATTGCTCGACAACATTGCCTTCATCAAGTGACCAAATTGGTGGTGACTGGACAGTCATAACTTCACCGACCAAGGCAAAGCCATAATATGGCAGGGCGTCCTTGTTACTTGAGGCAAGCCATTCATTTTTAGCTCCATCCCAGATTCTAAATTTGATATCACGCATTAGATTTCCTTTCCGTCCTTGTAGCATTTTGAATAGCCCATCTCACCACCAACCGTTTTACAGCGAGCTTTAGTATTCGTGTATTGAGCCTCTCGCTCTGACATTTGATCCTCCCAAACAGCAGCCCAGTGCAAAAAGACAATTATTGAAATTATCAGTACAAATACACCTAAGACAATCACTACGTCTTGCGGGTCAGCGTTCTTCATAAACTTCGGACTAATTTTCATTTCTTATGCTCCTCCTCATATCTTTTAATAAAGTTGTCTAGGTCTTCGTGCACAATCCCTTTCGGAGCTTCCCGCTTAAAACGTTTGAAGGTTTCGTACCACTTTGGAATTACCTCAGTAAAATATTTAATTTCTCCATACAGCCTCACGATTTCCAGAATACGTTCACCGATATTACCATTCACATATACGGGTCCGTCCATAAAGACGTGACACTAGGATCGATTGAGTTTACATCTTTTAATACACTTTCTAGCGAGCCTTTCTGTAAGATTTCTTCAAGTAGCCTATTTTGTTCTTCGATTGATTTCTGTAACGAATCAGACATTACTTCCCTCCAGCAGCTCGTCCAGTGCTTTGTCATATTCTTTGAAGCTTCGCTTGTAGTCATCGATAATTCGCTTTACGATATCGTCTTTGTATTCGACTTTGACTAGTTCATTCTCTTTGTCGTTTTCGTTCAATCGTACAAAAATGTCGTAGCTTTCTCTCGTTCTAAGCCTTTTCCAATACAATATTCTTTCTTTTGTATAGTCAATTGACCTTACTAAGTGTTCAATAAGCTCTCTCTTGCGATTATTCATCTTTATCCTCCTTACGTTTGTCGAATACAATAAACATACTCCAGTCATTACTGTTGAATAACTCTTCAACGGTCTCTTCGTATAGCAACTCTTGAGGATAACAATTGTCGCCCCCTTCGTATTCGCAATCGGCGAGAATAGATATGTCGTCACTTTTATAATAAAACGCATCTAGACTGTACTGAAAGAACCTCACTTTCATGTTTCTATATTCTTTTGGGAGTTTGTTTTTGATATCGCTGCTAGAGTCTATGACTGTGATTTGTTTCATTGGTTTCCTTTTTAAGGTTCAACCGCAGGACCGGGGCAAGGCGACACCAAGTGAGTGTATATCATTAGTTAATTACTTTAAGGATTGATGTCGCCTATTAGACAGACGACCCGGGTGGGCAAAATAGTCATCTGTCCAGTTCTGCGGTTGATGTTAATATTCGTTCAAGCACAGGTTGCTAGCGACAGAGCATTTTTCAAAGACACGATACGTATACTCGGGTTTTCCCTCTTTGTGCTCTTGCGGCGCCGTTGCAACGGTTTCTGGTTTGT